GGTGTGACAGTAATCGCTTGTTTAACGGCTATTGGTTTAGGTATTTATGGTTTGTATCGTTATTTTAAGAATGAATGTCCTTTTGAACGCTTGTTATCTTTGAATGTTAAGGGTAAGTTTGATTGTACGAATGTGGCAGCAACGTATGAATATCCTCGTGATGTACCATTTTGTAAAGTTAAGTGTGACTTTTGCGAAAAACATAAAAGTAAAATTGGAATTTTAGCAGAGAAACTCAGAATAGATGGAATACCAAACTCTATGTTGAGCCAGCTTGCAGTTCGTCTGTGGGTCATTCAGCATAGTGGAACAGCTTTAGATTTAGAAGAGGTTCAAACTTTAATATCCTCCCATAAAACTCAATCGACAGCATCTTTTATTTCTTCTTTAATGTCTGGAAAATCTCGAAAACAGAAAAATGAAAATTCTTTAGCTTCAGGTAAATCACGAAAACAGAAAAATGAAAATACGTTAGCTTCTGGTATGAAAGGTCAAGATTTTTTGAACGCAGAATCGCTTATTGATGAGAATGCTATTTCTTTGGGGGCTCACATAATGGAACATAATTTTTTTACTATAACTTGTCACCATTTGGGTGGCAGCTGCTCAATGAAGGGTTTTGGCTTGTATCAAAATGTAGCAATAGTTAACGCTCATATAACATCCGTCGTTCGCGGCGATTATCTGGAAGCAGTGAGATCTCTCACCATTAAACATAAGGGTAAAGAATATCAAGTTAAAGAAATCTTGGGTGGTAGGAAAAATGTTGATTGTTATTTAATTGTAGTAGACACAAAACAGGCCATTTTTAAAGATATCCGTAAAAATTTGGTTAAGGCTGATACATTAACTGCAAGATTAAATTATAGAGCACAGTATCCTTACGCAGTTCAGAACGGAGGTTTTAACTGGAAGGATATTGAGGTACAGGCAATAACAAATCATTTTTTTAGTCCAGATGGAGAAGTTAAAACAATAGTTGGCTTACAGTCTCAAAATTTAGAATCAAGGGCAGGCCAATGTGGTTTGCCTCTTATTTTACATCAAGCAGAATCTGGTCCTAGGAAAATAATGGGTATAGTTATGGGTCATAATAAGAAACCTTCTGGCTTTGCAATTCTTTTTCAACACATTTGTTTGGAATACATTAATGAAATTCTGGCACTTGGTCCTTCTTTTCATAGATATAACTCTGGCGAGCCTGCAATAGATCAAATTTTTAGAACAACACAAATAGTTAAAAGTGGGGATCTCGATGGTCTCCATGAACCAAATAGTGAAATATTCCATGAACAAGACGAAGAGTTTATAACTAGTTTTTCAGAAGAACATGTTAATTTTGTCCCAGAAGATATGATTGAATTTCAGTACACTCGACCTTCACGCATTCCAGATCGCTCGGGTTTGCTTCGGCATCCCTTGCATGGGGCTTTTGAAACATCAAAGAGACCAGCACCAATGCGAATCTCCGAGTTACCTGGTTCAATTTATGAAACTTTGAAAACAGATAATCAAGGGAAATTAAATTTAGTTTTAACTTTGACAGAAAAATGGACAGATGAAGCGGTACAAATTAATCCTGGGGTTTTTGAATTTTTGGGAAAATTTAGACAGTCAATGTTTGATTATTTTTATTTGTATTTATCACAATATCGTTTTGGTTTGATTGAAGATTATTTGAATCCTTATCCTTTGGTTAAGCATCAATATGTAGTTGGTGAAGCTGGTGGCGTAGATCATAAAACTAGCTTAGGTTTTCCTTTTAATCGCAGTAAGAAAAC